ACAATGATGACTATGCTAGAAAGGTAATACCTTTTATAAAGTTAGAATACTTTGATGTAAGAGCAGAGATGGTCTTGTGTCAAGAGATCGTTGAGTTTATTGCGAAGTATAATAAATGTACTTCACAAGAGATATTAGATATTGAGATTCAAAATAGGGATGATATAACAGAACAGGAATATAAAGACATAAAAGATATAATTGACAAACTAACAAATGACGAAACACATACTGATTGGTTAGTTGATGCAACAGAGAAGTGGTGTAGAGACAGAGCAATATACTTGGCATTGATGTCATCTATAAAAATAGCAGATGGACAGGAAGAAAATAAAGGAAGAGATGCAATACCACATATTTTATCTGATGCCTTAGCAGTATCATTTGACAATCATGTGGGTCATGATTACCTCGAAGATTATGAAGCAAGATATGAGTCCTACCATAAAAAAGAAGAAAAAATTCCATTTGATTTAGAATTCTTTGACAAGATTACAAAAGGTGGTGTTCCTAATAAGACTCTCAACATTGCTCTTGCAGGAACTGGTGTAGGTAAGTCTTTGTTTATGTGTCATTTTGCTAGTTCAGTTCTCTTACAAGGTAAAAATGTTCTATACATTACTCTTGAGATGGCAGAAGAAAAAATAGCAGAAAGGATTGATGCTAACTTATTAGATGTAAATATTAAAGATCTTACTGACTTACCTCGTGTCATATTTGAGAATAAAGTAAATAAAATATCACAGAAAACTCAAGGTCAATTAATTATTAAAGAATATCCTACTGCTGCAGCACATGCAGGTCACTTTAAAACATTATTAAATGAGTTAACACTTAAGAAATCTTTTAAACCTGATATTATATTCATAGATTACTTAAATATATGTGCATCAAGTAGATATTCTAAACTAGGAAATGTCAATTCATACTCTTATATCAAAGCAATCGCAGAAGATCTTAGAGGTCTTGCAGTTGAATACAATGTTCCAATTGTCTCGGCAACTCAAACTACTCGTTCTGGTTTTGGTAGTAGCGACATTGATCTTACTGATACTTCCGAGTCATTTGGTCTACCTGCCACTGCTGATATGATGTTTGCACTTATAAGTACAGACGAATTAGAAGGGTTGGGTCAAATAATGGTCAAACAATTGAAGAATAGATACAATGATCCTACAATTAATAAGAGATTTGTGTTAGGAATTGATAGAGCAAAGATGAGACTATATGATTGTGAGCAAAACATTGGTGGAGATTTGATAGATAGTGGACAACAAACAGAAACTATACATGAAGGATCAAAAAATATGAAAGATAAATTTGCTAAGTTACAATTCTCATGATAGAAAGTGTAAACAAAAAATGGGAAGAAATTTCTTTAGTTAACAACCTTAAGTGGGAATATAAAGTATTGAATAACAATATTCCTGTACTAACTGCAGAGGATTATTGGAAATATCCTGACAAAGTTGGTGATTTTTTTAGGAATGGATACTGGTGGGACAATCATTCTGATGATAATGTAAGACCAGGTAAAAGTTTTCATATACAAGATGAAGTATTAGACTGGTTTAATCTACCAATAAACAAATCTATTGCACCTTTGTTTGGTCTAACAAATTTTAAGGGGGTATGTACCTTTGGAAATTGTTTTAGTAGTAATATGCCATTGACTATGCCAGAATCTGTATTCCCACATGTAGATCTTGATGATCAATTACCATTGTCAGAGGATACACACCTTGCACTTAACATAAACATTACAAAAACAGATGATCCTGTACAAACTGGGTTCTGGACATTCAATAATCTTAGGTCAGCATTAGAGTTCAGTCATAATGATAAGGCAATTTTTAGAGATTTCTTCTACAAAATGGGAAAAAATGCTCTGTCTGATAACGCATCATGGTTTCAAATAGAAGACTATGGTCCTTGGAAGCTTGAAGATACGGTTGACATGTGCTATAATTCTATAGTAGTATATCCAAGTCATTTCTTTCATAACCCGATTATAAAAGAAACTTGGTTTGATGATCATGATAGAGTAACTATTAGTTCCTTTCTAAATACCTCACCATCTGATTTAGACTTTCCACAAAAGGATATAGATCACATATCATATGCGTGGGAATTCTTTCATTTAGATAAGATTCACAATTATCATCCACACAAAACAAAAGTACCAGTATAAAGATTATGCCTACTTATTCAGACGCTATTTCTGACAATGATTTTACAGCACCTCAGAAACCAACTTTAAAGAAACCAAACAAACCAAGAGAGAAACAATTCTGGGATGTAGAACCTGGTGATGCAGGAACAACAGGTTGGTCAGACAATCCAAACGATCCAACAGGTCCACAACTTGGAGCACATGATGCTAATGTTGTAGTAACTCCTACCAGACAAACAGCAACCAATGCCAAATGGACAGAGTATTTAAAGTTTACTCAAGAAGTAACCAGTAATGAATCTAAAGATGGCGATGCATTTGCAATGCGTATTAGAGAATTGCAAGGAAAAGGATTACCCATCGAAAGACTTCTGACTGCTGCTATTGGTATCAGTGCTGAGGGTGGTGAGTTTCTAGAGATTGTAAAGAAAATTACATTCCAAGGTAAAGAATTTAATGCTGCAGAGAAAGAACATCTAAAAGTTGAACTTGGCGATGTACTATGGTATGTTGCTCAAGCATGTATTGCTCTAGACTTATCTCTTGATGATGTAATAGCAAGAAACATATCCAAACTTGCTGCAAGGTATCCAGAAGGACACTTTAACTCATACTTCTCAGAGAATAGACGCATAGACGATATCTAAATATCTAAAAAGTATGCCTAATGAATATCCCATCTAAGAATAAACATTCTTTTGAAGAGGTTATGGTTGCCCTCGATAAATTTACCGAGGGTAATGTCATTAGCATGGACTTATCTAAAGTAGAAGCAGATTCTGAAAATAATATACAAATAGCATTGACAGTTTATGTCCCTGAGTCTAAGAGAATAGAGGTCAGAGATAAAGTTGCTGATTATCTAGAGGGTTTAATTGATAAGGGTGATGCTGCTCTTGGTTATTCAGTAAATTTGGGAACAAAAAGTAATCTTCAGAAACAACAATTTGATCTTGTGATGCGTTATACTGATCCAATTAAATTAAAAAAACCACAGGTAATCAGAGTTTATGTTAAACCAGTAAATGCAGGTGGATCTGGTGGAGGTTCGGCAGCAACTAAAGTACAAGAAGTTGGAATGGCATTGTTTTGTGCAATAAGATATATGAAAAATAAAGATCTAGAGTGTAGTCCTAAAAGTGCTGAGGGTTGTTTAGAAGACAAAGACTATGAGGATGCTTGGAAATTTGTTGACGGACCTGGTGTTACTCTTGAGGAGATAAAAGGATTATCACAGGATTGGAAAGACTCTTTTATTAAAGGAGCAAATAAAATTTATAGTGAAATTGGAGGAACTGGTTGGGAATTTCTTCGTGGTGACTCAGTAATTGAAGCAGAAATATCTAATAGGTTTAAGACTGTAGTAGCAAAAGATCCAAAAGCTCATCTTGCACAGGAAGATAAGTGGAATCCTTCTGATATATGGATGATAAAAACAAAGGAAAAAAATAATATTCTTACTCTTTTAAAGAAAGAAAAAACCACAGACTGTTTAAATAATTTTTTACAATTAGCATTTACAGATGCTGAGATACCAACTGTAGCAAAGAAAAAAGTACCCAGAAGAAGTTTAATTGGAATATCTCTAAAAAAATTAGGTCCTGTACCACAATGGAAAACTCAAAACTGGGTAGGTGTATCTAGATTAAAAAAAGCAGAAGCAATTTCATTTCAAAAACAATTAACTCTTAATGAACTTACTGCATTCTCAGCAATTGATGTTTACATAGTATTAGAAAAAGGTGGTACTAAAAGAAAAGGTAGTTTTCAAGCAAGAAATTTTGGTGGTTCAAGTAAAGGAGACTGGAAGTTAGAATTAAAAGGAGAGTTTGCTGCACAAGGTAAGATTCAAGGACAGATTGCAAGAGATATATTAAAAAGAGCAGAGTTTACAGACATACCATCAGAACCTAACTGGTCAGACTGTGCTACAACCAGTACAAATAGATCAAAAATAAACGAAGAGATTTATAATATTATGAATGGTTTATCTACTTCACCAAAAGGTTTTAAGGCAGGTAAAAAAGATGAGATGTTAAGAGAACTTCGTAAAAAAGATCAGTCTTATGCTTACAGTAAATTATGTGGATTGAGATTTTTAAAATATTTAATTTCTAAAAATGGTGATGCAAACACAATACTAAAAGAACTATGGTTGTATGCATCTTCTCTATCTGATAAGTCATCTGTTCACTATAAGTTAATGTAGATGAATCATGAAATTATGTTTGGGGTTCCATTGTTTAGGTATCATCTAGACCCCAGTGAAATAAAGAGAGATGCAGAAGAAAAATTTAAAGCAAGTCAAGGGTTTCCTATAGATGAAACGCCTGGTGGGTGGGACTGTAATTTAAAGAGTGACTTTAATAATAGTTTAGCAAATGTATATACCAAACATTATGATGCTATCATGGAGCAGTTTGGTAAAGATGTTGGACTAGTAAATGGAACTGCTATGATGCATGAGTCTTGGGTAAATTATTATGTTAAGAATATGAATCAAGAGGAGCATGATCATTTACCATCATTCTATTCTGGAGTACACTATGTTAAATTTGATCCTACTATACATGAAGCAGTACATTTAATAAATCCATTGTTCCAATTATATAATTGTTCCTATACATTAAGTTCTAAAATTTGTCGGGGTGAAGACGCATTGAATCGTCACCCATTCTCAAGACAATTCATATTGCCTAATGTTAAAGAAGGTGATATAATTATATTTCCATCCTTTTTAAGGCATAGGGTTAACA